TCAAAGAACTTGCTGGTGAGTTGACTGAGACTACCCCTGACGCGCACACCACTGACGCAGAAGATAAAACTACCCCCGCTACTATCGACGCTGCTGTAGAATCCATCCTCGCTGAAGGTAAAATCACTGACATTGATGCTGCTATTGAAGCTGCATCGACTCTCTATCCTTCCCTTTTCAAACCCGCTAACTAAGGAGACATCACATGGCTGACCAAGGTAAAACGCTCATCACTATGCCCATTCCGGCTTCTACTGCTCGTGGATTGCTGATCTCTGGGGCTGGCACCCTCTCTGCTACTCTCCGCGCTGTTGGTGTTGCCTACGAAGGTACTAGCGCTTCTGAGACTTCTGGCCAAGTCCAGATTGGTGGGATTGCTCTCGTACAGGGTAGCGGCGCTATCAACGCTGGTGTTCCCTGTCGTAGTGACGCCGCTGGTAAAGCTACTGCCTCTGCTGCTGATGGCACTGATGCTGATCTTGTCTGCTGCATCCCGCTCGAAACTATGGCAGATGGCCAGCTTACCCGTTGCAAGATTGTCTAATTAACCTTTAAAAGGAGACTACACTATGCCGCTCGCTACTCAATTCTCTACTACTCTCACCAATGTTGGTTTGAAGTACATGCAAGATCCGAAGGCTTTCAAAGCTGGTAAGATCTTCCCTCTCTGCCCTGTTACTCTTCAATCCAGCACTTTCCCTACTTGGGATAAGAGTTACTGGCTGAAGAATGAAGCTGCTGAACGTATGCCTGGTACTGAGAGCGAGGGTTCTCCGCAGGGCCGTGGGACTGATAGCTATGTCTGCAAAGACATTTCTTTCCACGAAGATGTCCCTCGTGAGTATGTTGCTAATGACCCTGCTCCGTTGAATCCTCAAAAAGCCGCTACTCGTCGGGTTACTCACAAGATTGCTCTGTACGACGAAGTTGCATACGTGTCTAACTTCTTCAAAACTGGTGTCTGGGGTACTGATGCTGCTGCACCGAATCCTAAGTGGGATGCGGCTAACTCTGTCCCTCTGGAAGACATTGATGGATTTAAACGTACTATGGCAAGTGCCACTGGCTTTAGTCCGAATAAAGCAGTCATGAGTCAGAAGGTATTTGACGTGCTGAAGCGTCACCCGACTATCAAAGGTACGCTCTTTAGCTCTGGTAGTACTGTCCCCACTGCACAGATTACTGAAGCTATGCTGGCTTCTATCCTTGAGCTGGATGAGATCATCGTCCTTCGTGCTATTGTTGATACTGCTAACTATGGTGCTGCTGCTTCTATTGGATATATCGCTGGTGATAAGTTCCAGCTTCTCCACTGTGCGGCTAATCCTTCCTTGGAAGACCCCAGTGCTGGCTATAACTTTGGCTGGACTGGCTATGGTACTGCTGGTTATGGCGTTGAGACTTGGTATCGTGAAGATCCTAAGGCTTGGCGGGTTGAGGCACATAACTATCATGGGATGAAGAAAGTGGCCGCTGACCTTGGCCTCTTTGTCGATGCTCCTTTGACGTAACACTAGTGAGTAATACGCCCAGCGCCTCTGCATAGTCCATCATGTACGCGCTGGCTATCTCTAGGAGAGATAGTATGTCTACTATCACATCAGTCAGATCAGAGTTACAACTTCCTGCCTCTGTGATTAGTGACGCTGATATTGCCTATGTAGAGAACAAAATCGGCACAGGTGATTTAAATCTCATCTGTGCCGAAGTTCTTAGAATGGTAGTAAGGCGTTATAGGGGGAAGATAAGGGTTAGGATTGGGAAGTACGAAGAGGTTATAGACTGCGCGACTATCAGGCAGGAGATTCAGAACTACATGATGCGTAGCACTGCTACTCAGATTGATGATGGATTTGAGTATCCTGAGACTAGTGTGTTGGAGCAAGATGAGGTTGTGTTATGATCCCTGAGAATGAAGAGGCGTTTCTTGTAGAGTACGCGATTGATGCTTATGGACAGATTACTCTTCCTTATGAGTTCAGTTGTAAAGGTGTTATTGATAGAAGTGATGTGTTTAGGTCTATCAGTGGGGCTACTGTACTCCTCGGTAAGGGGACTTTCTACACCTCTACTTCCCTTACTCTCCTTCCTTCTATGGGGATCAAGGTGGATAATGTTGAGTATAAGATTGCAAGGTTGGAGAAGCTAGTGGTAGAAGGGGAATTTCATCATTACGAGGTGACTTATGGCTAAGAGTTATGTTGCAGGGGTATTGCAGGGGATAAAGAGGTTGCAAAGTTCCCTTTCTAATATGCCTGAGCAGACTGCTTATGCTTTGTTACAGAGTTGCTTAGAAGATGAGCCTACGCCGCCTTGGGACTCAGGAGATCTTAGGAACTCTGGTGCTGCCTACGTAGGCACCAGACTCGTAACTACCACAGAAGACTTTGGGGAGTATGGTCAGAACCCCAGAGCCTCTGCAAATGATCTAGTCTACGGCCGCAAGACTGCTTCAGGAGGATCTCATCTGGAATCCTTTCGGAGTAGAGCTAGACAAGGTGCTACTCAAATGGGAGGTGCTCCACTTACTTCCTTTAGAGATACCGTCTCAGTGGTGTTTAAGACTGACTATGCTAATCAAATGCACAATGGAGTTTATAAACCTAGAGAGCCAGGTTCAGGGCCATTATTTGTGAGTTCTAAACTTCCTATCTTTGGAAGGAAATTCACAGAGATTGCTAGATTTGCATTAAGCAGTTCCGCTCCGATAAGGAGGAGATAAGATGTTCATCAAAGGACTGGCAGATTACATAGCTACAAACGCTTCCCTAGTAGTAGGCACAACGCTCTACATAGGCCGCATTCCAGTAGAGAAACAAACTGGTACTGTGATCTATGAACATGCAGGAGCCTTGAACGAATCCGGCATGAAACGCAAGATCATAGAGATAAGGCACATCTCCCCTGACTATATCACCGGAGATACTTTCATCAACGTACTATTCTCCCTCTTCTCCTACAAAGGCTGTACATTCTCTGACGGATCTGTTATATTTAACGCAGTTCCAGTAGCTACACCTCAATTCATCGGCTATGACGAACACCTCAACGCTGTGTTCTTTTGTAACATTGGTTTCTACACAACTTAAGAAGGAGTATAACTATGGCTCTCGAACTCGGCCCTTGTGAAGTAAAGTTTGGTACGGCAGGGGCAGAAGTGTCCCTGGGAAAGACTCAAGGTGGGGTTACTGTCAGGATTGTGGATGATTCCGTAGACCTGAAGAGTGACCAGTATGGGACTTCAGCAGAAGATACTATTATCACTGGCACTAATGTGGAAGTGGAGTGTAATTTTGCGGAGCTTAGCTTTGCGCTGATTGCTCAGATCCTCAACCAATCTACGTATGGTAGTGCCTCTACTGGTGGACTTCTTGGTGAGAATAACGTCGGGACTAGTCTGAAAACTGCTGGACAATCTCTTGTTCTGACTAAGTATGTCAATGGGGCTGTTTCTAGCTCCGCTGTGGATCGGATAGTCTTTCCTCTTGCAGCGCCGTTAGGTAACTTAGAGCTTGCCTATGACGCAGATAACCAACGTGTCATTCCTGCCAAGTTTAAATGCTTCCCCAAAGCTGTCACTGCCAAATGGGGTACTAGTGGAGATCTTGTTAAGACAGTTACTTATTACTTCGGTAATGAAGCTGCTACTTCCTAAGGAGGCTTTATGGCATTAGAATTAGGGCCTTGTCAGGTTATGTATGGGATTGCGGTAAGAGGCACTGCATGGGCAGCACTCACGAACTATGCACTTGGAGATAAACGAGTCATCACTGACGCCTCTCCTGCTATCTCTCTTCTCGCTGAAGTCACTACTGATGGAGGTAGCTCTGCTGCTTCTTCTCCTGATCTGACTGGTAAGACAGTTGGATCTACCATCACTGATGATGGGATTACTTGGACTGTGCTGTCTGTAGGACTCACTGATCTTGGTAAAACTCAAGGAGGGGTAACTCTTCGTATCTCTGATGAGAGTGTGGATCTTAAATCCGATCAGTATGGCACTGCTGCTGAGGACACCATCATTACAGGAACGACAGTCGAAGTAGAGTGCTCCTTCGCTGAGATTAGCTTCGAGCTTCTCTCTAAAGTCCTGCACCAATCTACCTTTGGGGCAGCTGCTGGGGTACTTGGGGAGAATAACGTAGGTACTTCTCTGCTGGCAGATGATAAAGAGTT